AATCGAATCATATGTACGCATGGGTCTGCACCTTGGTCAAAGCCCCAATCTTCTTCTGCAGTAGTTGGTGTTCCATCGTGAATAACACAAACAGCAGGACCATTCCAGCCCTGCGATAAACCATACTGCAACCATTCGTCAAAAGTCATTGACATAGAAAAACCCCTTTCAGGTCTATATCAATTATAAAGCACCGAAAGGGGTTTGTCAAGTTATTTCTTTGATGTCTTAGATGTCTCTTCATCTTGTGCTACATCTTTAAGAGCAACAGTCTGACGGAAAGCAGCGTTAATCTCATTACGAGTTAATTTGCCATCTTCAAGGAATGCAAGGGATAGGAGTTCTACTACCTTTGCTACTGCCAAAATACCACCCATTACAGCACTAAACCATACAGGGATATTGACACCACTAATACCGCTTGCTACACTACCAGCACCAACCACACCAAGTGCAGATGCAACGAAGGTAGCAACAATACGCATGAATACGTTACCAAATAGTTTCATTAATCTTCCTCCTTGTCTTTGGGATTTCTTAGTCTATAGGTTAAACCCCATAGAACAGTGCTACCAAGAATGCAATATCCAACTACTGTTTTAGCAGAGCCTTCAAGCACAATCCATGCTACGAACATGCCAAGTAGTGTCCATAGTTGGTTTAGCAAATCATTTAGAAAATCTTTCATTCTTTTCTCCTTCTTCCTCCACCAGATGAACCAGATGCAGATGCACTAGCAGCGGCTGCTTGAGTGGCAAGACCAGCGGCTTGTGTTGCAATCTGTGTAACAATAATGGCAGATACAACAATCTTTTTTGCTTTTTCACGAACAGCAGGGGGTAGGTCAGCACCAATGTTTCCCAATGCATTAAATGCATTGCTTAGTCCATCAAATACTGCCCCCAGTCCAGGAATATTTGAGATTGGATTTGTCCCAAACTCCCTTGGGGGAATTATTTTAAATTAAGCACGAACTGTTGTCTAGACACATAGGCTCCATCTGCATAAGCACGAATTGTTTTCTTTTTATTTTTTCTTTGAGATGTTGCACTTGGTTTTGGAATGTTTGCCAAATCAATTTTAGCCTGTGCTAACTGTGCTTCCAAATCAGTTACACGCTGTGCAGCATTCTCAATACCAGCAAATGTTGTTGCATACTGTGCTTTAAGGTCACGAAGATTAGCATCAGCAACAACACTATTATCACTTGAGGTTTGCCAAACACTTTCAGCATCTGCAACAATATTGTTAACATCATTTAGTCTGTTTTTTACAAGACCCAAACTCTGTCCAGTATTAACATAAATTAAATACTTAGCATCATAGTCTGTTTCAGCATTTAGGTATACTTGGTTAGCCTGTTCTTCTCTGGCTACCGCTGCAACTAGGGCAGCATTTTTTTGATTGACAATAGCCAATAGAGCAGGGTCCTTAACCCATGTAGCAACAGAGTCTTGTGTAAAGAACGATGCTGGTGCCATTGAATAAGAGTTTCCATTAAGAGGCTTGTAGTTCAAAGTAGAACAAGCACCACCAGTCCATTCATAGAACCAAGCATCAATAGGATAGGACTTGCCACCAGTAAATGAGAACAAGCCAGTTGAGTTTGCTCCACAACCTTTTAGTGACCAGTCGTTAATTACCTGAGTTCCATTGATAGACATGTAGAAACCGTCATCAGCGGGAGCCTGGAAATAAACTTTAGTAGTTGTTGGATAAGTAATATAACCGTGGTAGTGAACCATAATGTAATCAGAACCACAACCAAGGATGTCTCCACCACCCCAGTTAGCATTAATCTGTGTTACAGAAGTTGTCTTACATTTTGTATAAGCAGTGTCAGATTTTTGAGGAGGATTACCATACTTATTAATACCAGTATAAACATCAACAGTTAGACCAGGAGCACTTCCTGCACCACCAATATTAATTAACTGAGTATTGTAATTAGCCTGTGCTTGATTAAGGTCAGCCTGTGCCGCATCACTTGCAGCCTGTGCATTTAGCCAATCATTATATGTGTTGTCAACAAGGTCAGAAGAAGAGTTCAAGTTGTTTACTGCCTGAGTATAAATTGCTTCTGCATTTTGTTCTTGTGCATAGACTTCATCATAAGTATTTCTTTTGGCTTGGTAATCAGCAACAGCCGCATCCAAAGCATCTTTTGCTTGTGTAGCAGCAGTCTGTGCATCATTAATTTGGTTGGCTTGGTCATTAGATGAGTTAGTCCAACTATCAAGATTTGTGTTTGCATCATTCAGTTGATTTTGTAGGTCATCAATCTTAGCCTGTGCAGCGGCTACCTGACGAGTATATTCATCAGTAGTTTGAGCATTAGCAGCAGGTGCTGCATATGCAAATGATAGGGATGCTATTACGCCTACCACGATTTTTAGGGTTTTATTCATGGGGTCTCCTCTGTCAGAAATGTCTGACAGGAATATTATACCATTCTTAGTAAGATAAGTTTTGATTTTGTTTGTTAGGAGCCATTCTACTTTGGGTTTGATAACGAACAAGACTCATTCTTTTTTGACTACGCAATAGGTTTCTTGGTCTGCGTAAACGTAAGTGTTCACTTTCCCGATGATGAAACGGTATTACGTTTTTAGTCATGGTTCTCCATGCTTTAATTATATCATTAGATTATATTTATGTTAAACTGTTTGAAGTATGCATCTAAATCTTTTTGTTCTGGTTTATTTCTTTGAACAACATTACGTTTATCAAACTCATGCATTTCTTCCGTTGGTTTCCTGTCACGAAATGTATGTATCTCTACCATCTGGTTTATGTCTCTAGGTGTATGCGAGATAGCACCAAAGATAGCACCACAAACAGCGTCTGCAAGGTCCTTAGAGGACTTTCTAGGGTGGTCTACACGATTACCCCTCATAATCTTTAACTCAGTTAGTTCTTCAAACAATAAATCAATGGCTGGCATAGCAAGACGTTCTTCATAAACAAGCATAGCCATATCCTCATAGTGTTTCTTAGCAACAGAAACAGTTTCAGTGCGAATGCCAACAGACTTTAATTCATTTTGGATATCAAATGATTGCCAACGGTCAAATGAAACCATACCCAAATCAAATCCAAGTCTGCGTAGATTCTGAATCCATTGTTTTACTTCAGAAAGATTAACAGGACCCTCAACCTTTGGCTCCCAGTATACTACTGCATCTACTACCACAATAGGCATTACTTGTGCATAATCTTTGACTACCTGGACATTTACCCACTTCTCAACGTGAGCAATAGCCACAGCACACTTGTCGTGTTTTTGTGCAAGGTCAGCATGAACAAAATATTTTTTATCTGGGTCTGGCTTGAAAGACTCCATAAATCTTTTATTAGAATCAATGGGGTTTACAATCGTCATAGTTGCACGAACCTTTTCTTGTTGTTTAAAGAAAGCATCTGAAGCATAAGTAGGAACACAAGCAAAACGCATCATAGCATCGCCAAGGTCAGTGTAAAATGCTAATTTAAAATCATCAATTTGACGAGTAGGATTTACTACCCATGTAGGTCTTTTAATGGCAAACATTCCAGGAAATTTATAAGACAAAATATTATCTTCATCCCATTCAATTTCAAGGCTGTTTCCTTCTGTATCTTCTGGCAAATCTGAATTCATAATAAACTTATGTTTCTTTGTGATTACTTCTTTTTCAGCAATAACTGAATCGTATTTTTGGCTGATGAAGTCTCCAGGATAACGTGGAAAAGATAGTAGGGCTACCTTGCCTAAGTCTGGAAAGCGGCTATCTACCGAAGCACGGAAGGCTTTGTAGATGTTATCCGCAGTCTTGCCTTGTTCATTTCCAGTATTTACTTCATTAGCAAAACCAGAAATCTCATCTAGAACTGCTAAAAGAAGGTTTAGACCTTCGTGAGATTCTCTTTCCGAGTGTCCAGAATAAACAGTAATAGCATTATTAAACTCAATGCTGTCTACCTTTGCATAGTATTTTCCAGCAAACCAAGGCGAACGCTCAATCTTATTTTTAAAACCTTTAAAGAAAACGTTCTTAGCCTGTTGTGCGTTAACAGCAATGTTAATAATATCGATAGCATCTCCAGTAGGCTTACCAAAATAACGAGCAGGGTCTTTAAGACAAAGTAATTTATAAACAATATAGGAACAAGCAACAGTAGAAACAAAGTCTTTACCAGAACCTTTACCAAGTTGTAGGATGACCTCATTCTTAGTATACTTATTGTAGTATCTACGACCCTCTTCTTCCCCAAGTAACTCAATGACTTCTTCTAACCTATAGATTTGAGACATTGCCTCAACAATGTCGTACTGTATTTGAGACAATGGTGGCTGTGCAAGATAGTCTTCACCTTCAACAAATGTTTTTACATTTACTGGATTCTCTGCAAATACATTACTCTTTAAAACTTCAAAGAAATCATTGAACATTGACAATTGTAATTACCTCTTGTTCTTTAGATACTTGTGATAGTCTTCGCATAATTTCATCTCGTACCTGCGGATATTCAGATGCAATATCTCTAAGAATATTAACAAGGATGTCTTGCTTGCGTTCAATTTCTAGCATCTCTTCTGCGAGTTCTTTGTTTTCAAGCAGACCAGCCTTTTGTAGCATGTCAATACGCTTGCTTTCAATATCCATAACAAGTTTAATAGCAGCAGTTTTAGCACCAAGATTAGCAACAGTAGTTGCGTCATCCATAACTTCATATGCTTTACTAATTAGTTTATTATAGTGTGTATCTGCACCAACAAGTGCTTCTTTTGCTCTAGCACGAATAGCGGCATTGTCAGAAGCCATCACACGCCACTGGTTGATGTGAGCCACAACTTTTTGTCTTGGCATTGCAAGTGCTTTAGAAATCTGAGTAGGTTCTTCACCTTGGAGATATTTCTCCACAACCTTGTTCATCTCATCAAGGTGTTCAACTGTTAAGTCTTCAATCGACATTTTTCTTTCGTCTTCCTCGTTTTGTTGGAATTCTCTTTA